CGTTAACACCACCGGCTACACCAGTTGAGTCTACAGCACCTGTGGCCTGTTGTACCATCTGTTCTAACTGTCCTGCTTGAGCAAAGGTCACCTGACCGACCTGACCAAAGTTAAATGGCTGTAGGATTTCAGCAGGATTACCATTTGTCAAGAAGATTTTTCCTGGGCGTATCTCAGGCTTCATGCCTCTAGGAAGCCGTGAGGCGTCCACAGCCATCATAGGATGTATAGTTAATGCTAAGGCATCAATACGTGCTCTAAGTTCCGTGTCGAGCGCTTTCTGGCTGTTGTAGCCCTTCTCACAAACACCACGACCCCAGAAGCGATTAGGTATTACGTCCCAAGGGAATGCAACCACTGGACGGTCCTGCATCATATAAGGGTTTTCTTCGACCTTAACTAACTGACCATTAGCAATGACAACAATGGCTTCAACGTAAGCACTTTCTTTGTCCTCTGTTTCATCCCCTAAGTCTACAGTTATTTCGTCTTCGTCTAGTTCGTCTTCCATTGCTTCATTAAACAAGTCTCTAGGTACTAAACCATAGTACTTAATAAGACGTACTTTGTCTTCTGGGAATGACGCTAGTTCACGGTCAGGCTCAATGTCAGTATCTGTATATGCTTCACCTAGTTCAACGTCACGATAGACACCTTGTTCTATTAGTTGTTCTACTTGATGCGTAGGGACAAACTGGTCTATAGCCACACCTAGTGCTTCCTCTACGGAAGTAGCCACAGGGTCAATAAGGAAGTTCTGTGGTAACACAGGATTCAGTTTGACAACAAAACGTTCCTTAATACTAACACCTACAGCCTGCATAGCGCCTTCCATAATAGGCTGAGACGCAGGGACCATCTCTTTGGTCTCTTCAATGACTAATTCACCAATGCCTGTACCATAGATAGCAGCATTAAGGACAGCCTCTGCGACAGTCTTACGTGTCTTAGTGAACTTGAAGTCCTCCATAAGCTGTGCTTTAAGTTGTTCAATGTCTACTTTGTTTGGGTCCTTTACGTCATCACGTATGTCAAACCAGTTGCCACGTCCAAAGGTAGCCTCTTCGACCTCAGCGACACTAGACTCTACTGCCTGTTGTAACGCAGGGGCAATAAGCTTAGAACGCTCAGAGTCACGCATAGAGTCACTACCGTCCCAGATACCACGCCAGAGTCTAAAGTACTCTTCGTGTTTCTCTTGGTAGTTAGACTCGTAATGGTCACGCCAGTCTTCACATTTAGACATGACCCATTGTTCTAAGTCCTGACTCTGTAAGTTATCATAATCTTGATTCATATGTATTAGTATCCTGTGAGGTAGTCGAGAGGCTCGTAGTCCTCATCTAAATCGAGTAAATCTGTGTTGTATGAGACAATAGCTAGTTGGTCTATGTAAGCCAAGGAATCTATTAAATCGTCATGTACTAAGTGATTAGGGAATTGAAACAGTTGGTCTAGGAACTCTCCATTCCAATCACCTTTGTTTAATGACACTTGACCATTCTCAAAGCGTCCCTGGAGCGCCCAGACAATCCTGTCGGTTTTCTTTTGGTTACCGTGGGTTAGCTCCTCTATCCTAAAGAAACGGTTCCTACGCTTCATGAGGTCCATTAATGGAGACATAACTGCTTGTTTTGCTATACCTCTTTCGATACCTACGCTTATTGGTCTGTATTTCTCTACGGCATCAAATATCTTCTGAGCTGTCTTATCCAAAGTCCATCGTCCGTAGATTACTTCCTTTATCCACCAACCGTGTTCCGAGACCTTAACCACAGATATTGCTGTGTTATCCAAGCGTTTGTTCTTCTTGGACGTAGAGCTTGTATCAACGAAGCCTGCTAAATCTATAGCGATATAGTAGTCACCTACCTGAGGCTCTTCCTCGTCAAACTGTACCCATTCCTCTTTGAATATCTCTGAGCCTAGGGCTTCAAAGCTAGACATAAACTCTTGTCTAAACGCATGGCTAGACATAGACTTCTTGGCTAACTCTATCTCTGAGGGGTCTAGGGTTTCATTATCGTATGACGTAAAGTGCCAACCTTCAAAGGACTCATCTTCACCTTTGGTAGCATATACGAATAAATCATAGAAATGATTACGTCCCTTAGGCGTACCAATGAATAGACAATCGCCTTTCCTATCGGCTAGGGCAGGTCGTAGGATTTCCTCAAATACCTGTTGCTTAACATCGGCATATTCATCTAAGACTAAATACTCAAGACTGACCCCACGCATTGTGTCTGGCCTATCGCCACCCTTTAGGGATATACGGCTACCGTTGACTAACTTAAACTCCATATTATTGACATGCTTAGATGCAATCACTGGATACGCTAGTTCCTCTAGTAATCCCCACATGATGTCCCTAGCCTGTCCCTGTGTAGGCGCTACGTAGAACACGGTACACTTAGGTGCTTGAAGTGCTCTGATAATCATAGTCCATGCGGCTAATCGTGATTTACCACAACGACGACCTGCAGCTACAACCTTAAAGCGAGCATCGGAAGCCATGACTTCTTGTTGCCAGTTCAGTAGTTTGACATCAAGTTCCATTACTTAACCCTTATCTTCTGACCTACATTTATAACGTTAGGATTAATACTGGGGTTCATACTTGCTAACTGAGCTAAGGTTAGACCATTATTCTTAGCAATTCTAAAGAAGTTATCTTTAGGCTGTACTGTATAGACACCAACCTGAGGAGTGACTGTAGAGTCTATGGCACCTTGGATAGGGTCTTCCTGAGCACGTCTCTTTTTTATATTCTCTAAACGTGTATTAAAGTCCGCCATGCCCTCAGGGTCTGACTGAGTCTGATGGTTTTGACCCCACCATTCAGCCATTGTTAATTTACCATTAGTAATATCATTAAAGTTACTCTTAGGCTTCTGTGCGTGATAGCCTAGGAATAACATCTTCTGTTGGTCTATGGTTAGGTCAGCAGGGTCATAGTCCTTATCTAGGTTAGACACCCATTCAGGAGTCTCTAGGCCTTGTTTCTTAAGTGTAGTCTTAAGTCTGTTCAAGGCTACTTGGGAAGACGTATTGCCTTTCTTACCTTTTTCTAATTTGTTTTCAAACTGAAAGACACCTCTACCATAGCCGTCCGGTAGATCACCTTGGGTCTTATCTGGTCTTATGTCTCCTCCAGTCTCCTTATCCATGATTGCTTCCATTAGCAATTCCATAGTAGGCACTGGGACTTTCTTATCTTGTTCAATCTTAAGGAGCATGTCCCTAGACGTTACTTGTTGTTTATTACTCATTGTCAAGCTCCTTGTATTCTCCATCGACAACATCATTACCTACCTTGACACCACCACCGACACCAGTGATATTAATACTTATAGCATTACCACCACCATTCTTGATGATATCCTTCTCAAAGGCTGCTACAGGCGCTATACGGTCCATGACTAACTTCCATGCCGCTGATTGATTCTTATGTTCATTGTCCAAGGCCGCCTCAAAGATAGTATCGAGGACCTTACGTGACTTAGGAGAAGCTAACATACGAGCTTTATATTCATTGATAATCGTAGCGTCACCCTTAGGACGACCCATAGTCTTACGACCACCTTCTTTTTTAGACAATATATCAGTCTTTCTAGGTCTACCTCGGCCTCTTTTCTTAGGAAGCTCTTCAGGGATAGACTTATCCTCATTAGTATTTGACATTAATTATTACCTTATGATTGTCTCAGGGGCTGACCTGAGGTCTGTTCTTAGGAATTCTTAAGACCTCTTAGGGATTATTCCTTTATAGTTATTCATTAAAGATTAATTCTTTATAGTCTAACTCTAAGATGTCTTAAGATACCCTTATTATAACATATTTTGGTCTAAATGTCAAGAGTTTTCTTTGGTATTTTACAGAAAACTTAATGATTATGTCTAACCTACGTAAACCTTTGATATTCTTAGGTATTCTTAAGTAGTCTTTTTGACTAACTTTTGGTACTTTTGGCTATTCTTTAGTAGTCAATTTCACTCTTTTGTAAACTTGAGAGCCTACCTCTAGGTCTAGTCATTGGAATCCCCACCCCCGGGGACTTATCCACAGGATATCCACAGGCAAAACCCAGGGTTATCCACAGGTTATCCACAGGTTATCCACAGGTTATCCACATGTCCACAGGTTATCCACAGGTTATTCACAGCGTTATAGTTATCCACAGGTTATCCCAGGGGCCTGGAGGGAGGGGAGACTTAGGTCCCTATAGTCACACATTGGCACAAACCTTGCATAATAGTTATTCATCAGTTTATGCATAAGTCATGCCAAGATGTAATTATGATCCAATGGTTTAAACTACTGGACAGCTATACAGTATGCCTCTAGAACGCCCTGAATCGCATCCTAAGCGCATATCGTGTCTACCCTTTACCCTAGGTCAAATCAAAGGAGATCTCAAAAACACCCTTGCAGGCCAGTGTTTATCAGGGGTTCAGCATTTAGAGTATATTGGTCCATTATGCTATACTAATGTAACATAAGCATATAACAAATAGTTATTAAAATAGTTTGTCTAAGCTATTGCATTTAGTATTTATATCCGTATTATTAGAGTCTCTATAAACAAATAAATAAGGTATTACATTATGAATTATATTCAAGCTCAATCAATAGTGTTAAATCACTTCGAGTCTTTATGTGGGCAAGCTGAACAAAAAGAATTACAGCGCTTACTGTCGATCTGCAAAGGTGATCGTGTTAAGGACTTAATTACTGACTTGTTGACTAACGATTTTGTAGGTTTTGAGGGCGCATGCTATACATGGTATAACGTACACTATAACGGTGCAGACAATAAGCATGTTATTATTGCACTGGCTAAACTGATAACTGGACAACATAAAAAGGTAAATAAAATTAAATTATATGACGTATGCAGTGACTATTCTTTATGTTCTAAGGTTAACGAACAAAGCAAAAAGGAGGCTCGAACAAATGCTTATAAATGGATTAAAGCAAGCATAAACGGTGTTGATGTCTTACTAGGATATCATAAGAAGTATGACGAATTACACTACGTGAAAACTGATAGTGATATTGACTTACATGGTGCATATGCCTAGTGTTCACATATATAGCGCATTGGTATACAGTGCGTTACTATGTGAACATTAACTAACTAACTAACAAGGTATAACGACATGAAATTACAAGGTAGCATCAAGCAAGCAACTAAGGCCCCTAAGGTCAAAGGATTCGTAGTATTCGAAGGCTTAAGCAGATTCGATAAGAGGCCTATTGTCGGCATTGTTACACTCGAGACCACCAACGCTAAAACTGGTAACATGGCGCAATTGTGGATCTTGCGAAGTGACATAGCGCCACATGATGCCGTAAAGACTGGCGATGATATGTCTATATGTGGCGGTTGTGTTCATAGGCACAACACCGGTGGATCATGTTATGTGCTACCGTTTCAAGGTCCTTTATCAGTCTATAGATCATATCAAAAGGGGAATTATCCAACGTTATCACTGGACGACCAACGATCACTATTGGCTAGCAAGGGTTTACGCTTTGGCGCTTATGGCGATCCCGCAATGCTACCCATTGACGTCATAGCTCAATTGCATTCAATGGCAAGCTTTACCACTGGATATACGCACCAATGGAAAAATAAACGTTTACAGGATACCTTAGAATATGTTCAAGCATCAGTTGATAACGTGCAAGAGTATCACGAAGTTAAAACCATTAGACCACAAGCGAAGTCTTTTAGAGTAGTAAAGCATCAAACGGACCTTATGCCCGATGAAATCGAATGCTTAAGTGATAGCCAAGGTTTATCATGTGCAGATTGTCGTTTGTGCAATGGTAACCGTAAAGACATCGCCATAATGGTACATGGTAACAAAGCGTCGAAGTTTACCGCTGATATTCAAGCAATTAATTTGTGATAGTCTATTGACATAGTACTTTAAGATGGTTTAGAGTACTAACCAATGCACTAACGCATTAACTAAACTAAACAAGGTTATTATTATGATTTTATTATTACTAGGCTTAAACAACAAAGACGTTAAAAATGGTCGCATCATGTTCAATAATTACATGGGTAAAGGATTCGTTGCACTACGTAAGCACAAAAAGCGATACGGCATTCAATCGGGCAAATGTTTTCGCATGGTTCACCTTGGCCTTAATTCGTATTACTTTGAAAAAGACACAGCAATGCGGTTCCTAGGTAATACGTTCGGCATCAAGTAAAGTATAATCAAATGGACGTCGTGAGGCGTCCTAATTAACACCCTAAGAAGTTAAATTATGACATATGAAGAACAAGTTATGGACGCCATAAGAAACGACGGCACTCTAAAATATGATACTAATGACTGGTGGACAGTATGCCACGCCCATGATATGAGTTTCGACGTCAATGTTTATTCTAATGAATACGATGATAAACTAGGCGACGATGAATTCAGGGTTGCATACTATCGTATCCTACAAGACGGTGATACAGATTATAATGACTATGACACTGTAACCGTATACAAGAATCAACTATTAAAAGGTAATTAATATGACATCATTAAACGTACATGACGTGCTAACCATAGAAACGGAAGAAAAGACCGTTAACAGCGTTACATGGAATGAAATAGTATTACGTCAATCCAACGGTGATAAGGTAACGATCGTTGCATTCATGGATAA